ATACGATTTCTACGCCAAAGGCGTTAAACGATAATGTACCAGACGTTGAATAAACTCTAAGAATATCGGCAGCATCCATTGTAATACCTAGTGCCAGTTCAGTCGTTGAGTTGCCAGCAATAATAACTTCGCGTGCCACATATTGAGCAAGGGTATCAGCAGCAGCGTTTTGGGCTACAGAGACACGAAACGTTGTTGAAGATGAACCTGTATTACAAACAACAATAGAGTTGATAATGGCATAAGAAGCAGAAGGTACAGTATAAAGAGAAGTAAGAGTCGCAGCAGCAGGAGCAGACTGCCCCAATACTTTATACGTTAATGCCATACTGGTAACTCCTAAACAATAACTGATGAGGTCTATTAGCCGTTGAACGAAGTCTATCAGCCCAATCGCGCAAACTATTAGAAAACGAGGCTCCCGCGAGTGAGTTGTACGAAGCAAATGCACCAGCGGCTTGAGCATTTGTTAATCCAGAACGACTGAGTGCGCCGTAGTCATTACCAGCAATTGTTCTCATAATGCCAAGCAGATTATCTGTAAGCCCTGTAGTGTCATAAACGTCAGCAACAGTTAAAGCGTTACCGATGTTTCCTATGAGGCTTCCGACCTGAGCATAAGTCCAAGTGAAGGAAGCAGCAGCAAGAGCAGCATAGGTTGCATATTGATTAGCAACACTTGTATAAGTTCCCCACTTTGCGGCAACAGAGTTATATCCAGTCAAAGTTACAACACCAAGACTTGTTGTTTCTCTGAGGTCGGTGGTCGTTGCTGTGTAATTTTGAAGGCGAGTCATACGGTCATAGATTTGTTGGATACGAGCGTTAGTCAAACTCAAACTTGTTGGAGCAGCGTTAGCGTAAGTTACCCAAGTGCTCGCTAAAGTAGCATACGTGTCAAAGTAGAGGTAGAGCCATTCATAAGTCGGCGGTATAGGCAAGGTTGAAACAGGCAACGTTACGCCTGTGTAGTAAGTTTCTTGAGCAACAGTTCTTGCTATGAGAGGGGGCCATAATTGATAAGCAACGGGCTGGATAAACTCAACAATTGTTGCATCAGCACGAAGGTCTGAAATATCTACAGAAGCACCTAACGATGAAGGCAACGAAATGATATAGGTTGCACCACCTTCAAACGACTCTTCATAAATATAAGTGAAGTTTGCAGGGCTTACATCAGGGTCATTAGTAATTGGGATTGAGACGCTAAAAGCACCACTTACTAAATCTTCAGTTATAACGGTAGGAATAATAATCCTATCGGCGGCTGAATCAATCAGAACCTGTGAAGGATAGAACTTTACTTGACCATCAACAGCAGCACCTTGAAAATCTAAATACTGTCCAGTTACGGTGATGAGAGTTATATTGCCAGGTAACGCCATTTAGAACGCCCTTGAAGGATACAAAACTCCGTTATCGGCTATGTTGCCAATTGAAGTAACATACGAAGAAATTAAACTACGAGCATTATTTGAATTTGTGATTGCTGTACTTAGAGCAGATTGCAAGGAAGCAAGATAGGTAGTAACACCACCTGCTTGTCCTTCTACAACAGTCAAACGGTTTGAATATGAAGTGAACTCAGCAGAGTCAATATAAAGAGCACCAGTTCCATCGTTTGCGACAGCAGGTGAAACGTCTGCTAAATCTACAGTTGCGGTTGCTGAAGGTAGGAGGATGTCAAATGAACGACCACCTACGAAGGCTTCTTCTACGAAGTAAGAGAAGTCAACAGGAGAAGCATCAGGGTCATTGGTCGCTACCAGTTGCTGGGAGAAAGCACCATTAGCGTCTAGCGTTACAACAATTGTGCTGTTTACAAGGATTACATTTGAGGTGGTATTTCTAAGAACAGCGCGAGGGGTGAACTTTACTTGTCCAGCAATAGCCACACCAGTAATGTCAATATAAGTACCAGTAACAGTTACAAGACTTAGATTTACTGGAATCGCCATTGTTCACCCCTACGCTAAATTATTTTACAGCAGCCTTTTTCTTAGGCTCTGTTGCTGTTATCTCTGCATCATTTACAAACGTAATATACCGCGAACCTTCTAGTGACTTAGCATTACGCCATCCGCTTACGTCAACAATTGTTCCTACTTCTAAATCTTTTCCATCATTTGTTAATCTTTTTAAGATACGCGCTTTCATTTTTTCCCCTTTTTAATTAAGAAAGGGAGAGTCATTTCTGACCCTCCCCCTCTCAGCGAAATAGATTACGCGACGATTGTAGCCCAGAAGTATCCGAGGTCAGAACCGATAATCTTGTTGTCGAAAGCCATTTCAGCCTCGACACGTGTTGCCTTGATTGATTCCATACGGAATGATGAAGTTCCGATGTTTGCACCAAGACCACCTGAAACGCCTGTCCAGTTAAATGTGTAACCAGCAGACGGTGTAAGTACACCAGGGTTTGAAGCAACGTGGCAGAGCATTGCGCCCTTGCCGTATGCGAAGGAGTAAGCGCCAGTAGCGCCTTCCTTGTTTGTTGCCTTTACAGCCTTAGCAACCAAAACGCGAGGAATGTCGAACATTGCTGCCAACATATCGGTTGTGATTGTCTGTGAAGATGTGTACTTGATACGGTCAACAAGGTCTGGGTGGTTCTTCAACTGACGGAAAGTTTCGTATCCAAGAACAAGTGTGTTTGCATCTTGTCCAGTAGTTGAAAGAATCTGTGACTTTGCAGCCTCAATATCATTGATTGGGTCTGAGTTTGTGTAGTCCGACCACTGACGAGTTTCACCAGCAGATGGAGCACCTGAAACACCAGTTACGTCTGTACCCCATACACCAGTGGTGAAGAAGTCAGTTACGAACTGTAGTTCCTTACGAAGAAGGAGACGGTGTGTTACGAACTCTGAAGCCTCACGAAGTGGATTCAATGGAGCATCTGAGTTAGCAAGAGTCTGGTCACCAATGTCTTTGTGGAACGCCCATACATCTGTGTTGTATGTGCTAGTGGTTAGTGAATAACCTGAACCAGCAGACTCAGTTGCATCTGCACGGCGTTGTGCCTCATCGCGGAACCAGTCATTCTTTGTGTAAACGAAGAACTTGTTTGACTTCTTGTCAACAGGAATTACTGGGAAAACCTTATCAGCGATAAAGTTTTCTTGCTTTTGCATATAGGCAACAGAAATGTTTGTGAGAATCGCATCAATGTGCGAGTCGGTTAACGTTGGTTGTGGCATTTAATCGGCTCCTTAGTTCGCTCTAGTTGGGTTAGCGCAGTTAACAACTGCGGCAACGATGTTTCCATCAGCGGCTGGTGCCTCAAGATAAACGCCAAGAACATACTTAGTGGTGTCAGTTACTGCAAGAGCAACAGCCTTACCAGCAGAAGTAGTTCCGATGTTTAGAGCAGTACCTAGAGTTGCAGCAGCAGATGCCACAATCTTTGTTCCGCCAGTGATTAGTACAGATGCTTCAGCACCTGATACTGGGTTATTTTGTAGAACACCAATTGGAACATCTGTAGCAGCAGCGACTGCAACTACCTGTCCGCTTGAGTTCAACTTCACAAATGTGTATTGCAAAGCAGATAAATCCGCACCAGCAACGAAGGTTGCTCTTACGGAATAGTTATTGATTTCGTATGCCATTTTACTTAGCACCCTTCTCGGTGAGGTATTGCTTATAGAGGTCTGTATTAGCAAGAGCAGCATCAGCCATTGCAACTTCGATAGAAGGTGCTACACCTGATTCAAAAGCAGCCTTTGCAAGAGCAGTTAGACGGTCATAAGCATTTACAGCAGATGAGTCAACTGACTTACCAATTTCGGCAAATAGGTTTGATGTTTTTGCTTGAGTATTGACGGCTTCTAAAATGCCTTCAATGCTCTTTGCAAGTTCTTCGTCAATCATTGATAGACGACGAAGTGCTGGACCAACTTTTTCCGCTTCCAGTGGAAGGTTGTTCCAATTCTTAGCCTTTGCAATTGCAACTTCATCAGCACGCTCATCGCGTTCTTTCTGTAGTAGTGCAAGTGCTTCGTCAGCGCGAGCCTTCTCAAAAGAGATTGCCTTTTCAAAAGATTCCACTGACTTTTCCATTGCCATTGGCTTCTTCGCTTCCGCTTTCATTTCTTTCATACGCTTTGCGTAGTCAGCATCTGATTCATCAGGCATCTGAGCCATTGGGTCAGCCTTAACAGCCTTCGCCTTCTCAGTTTCTGTTTCTTCAGGTTCTACTGCTGGAGACTCAGTTTCAACTGCTTCTGCGACTGGCGCTTCCGCAACTGCTGCGTCCTCAGTTACAACTGTATTTTCTTCGGACACTGAGTCCTCCTTCGTTGTATTGTCGGTAAGTGAATCAATGACTGCTTCGATTTCTTCACTCGATGTTGATTTCATTACAAGCCATCCTTCGGAAAGGTGGGCTGGATGGTCAACACCGCTTGTTTCGTCTATAGCAAGGCGAATTAATTTTGGAGCCTTTGCCATTATTTTCCTCCTACACCGTTTGGGTAAAAATTGTGAGTTACTATTTAAATCTTCAACTCACAGTACGAAAAGGCTAACACACTTACGCCTGATTCAAGGCTGAACGCGTGTAAAAATAAGCAAGGTGTCGAAAACCTAAACAACTATTACTCAGACGCTAGGCGAGGCTTTGAAGTCTTTCCTGTATTTTGTGCAACCGTGACAGTGGCTGTAGTTCCTTTGTTATAAGAAACAACAAGAGACGACTGGCTTGTAACAGTAACAATACGAGCAGGACGAAGTGCTCCAGCAGTTGGCTTAACCATAATTGTCTGGTTCTTACGAAACTTTTGTTCTGTAATCATTTAACGGGACCACCTTCTATCCAAGCATCACACGTTCTGGATGATGCACATTTGAAGTCAAACGCTTCACAATAGCCAAGGTTACCAGCAGCAATAGTATCCCAAGCGTTTTCTTTACTGGAATCGCCAGAGGCTAATCCCTTTTCAATACAAGCAAGCATCTCTTTTGTCTGGATAAAGGCGGCACAATTACCACACAAAGACTTCTTAGCAGCAGCAATAGTTGTATCCCAAGCGTCTGCCTTCTTCTGCCAGAAGTCAGCATTAGGTTCATCTGGATTTAATGGACCGTAACCAGCGGAATCGATTGCTTTTTTACGATGAGCAAGATTGATAGAGACGCTCTGAGTAGCAGTCGGACAAGTTGCTTTAGTTATCTGATAAATATGAGCGTGCTTATTAACAGCCATTATTGTTTCCTCGATGATTCTTTTTCAACTTCTTCAGAGTCATCTGGGAGGTCTACTAATACACGTTCAGACTTACCACCAATTGAATAACCTGAAAGTTTTCCTGCCTTCACTAATTCCCACGCCCAGTCTTTCCACTGTACGCCCATAAAAACAGTACCAGTTGGATATGAAACATCTACAACAGTGCCATCTGCCTTAGTCATCGGAACCGTTACTGGATATGGCCAGGTCATTGCTTCTACCCATTCACCAGCAACAACGTTCTTATTATGCTGCAAACGAATTTGTCTGTCGCCATTCTTAACGTACGCCCATAATGCAGACTGAAGTTCTTCACTATCTGTCCATTCACCGTGAGCATCTTGCTGGTCTGGGATATACCAAGGACCGAGTGTAAATTTCTTTTCATCGGCTTTATAAACAGTAGTTATCTCACCGTGAGATTTTGCTAAATCATACTGTCGCCAAATTTTATCAACCCAAGTCTTCGCTGCTTCCCCACCCCAAGCAGCGTATGCAACCCGACCAGGTGACGGAAACCCAGTCTCTCCAGGACGGTATCCTTCGGCTTGCGAATCATTTCCGTGACGTGCAAGAAAAGATTTCATACGAGCGATGGTGTCGCGTGAGATTCCTTCACCACTTGCTAATTGAGCAGCACGTGTGCGCCCTACGCTAGTGAAGTTACTACCTGCGTGACCTTCTTCAATCCATTTCAAAGCACGCTTGGCTTCTTCTCGGACACCAGCAGGTGGAACGAAAGTATTGGGTGTTTCTTTTTCTACATTAAGCACTTCTGTTATTAAGTCTTTAATACGGGTCAGTACAGACTTTTCTGTTTCAACAGTTTCTTCGTCTTCGTCTTCTATTTCTACAACTTCTTCTATTTGCTTCGGGCGAACAACCATCATATAGCCACCGATGTCTAGCATCTGTAGTACATCTGCAAACTTATAACCTTCATCAATACCTGTCTGAATGATTTGTTTTACGGGAATCATTGCAGGACTATCTGACTTCTGAAGTGTTTCTAGTTCAGTCGTTGCGTAATCTATTAATAAAGGCTCACTCCACTTACCGCAAGAACAATCTATGTTCTCTCCCTTACGAATAGCCTCATCCATAATGTTATGGTGAATGAACAACTGTGAACCAGTAGGAGTGTCAGTAATTTCGTGCAACTTACTATGTTGCTTTATAAGTGTTTCTACGTTTGAGTTTTTTATTAAGTCAGGCTTTTTAATTCTGACTCTAGGCATTGCAGTATCTACGTGAACGTCAGTCGAAGTAGGATTTTCTTTTGTTGCCCTTGGTTCATTCGCATACAAGGCACGCTGATGAGCCACGGCATCTTTTTGATTAGCGTGGCAACTTACAGTCTTACCTTTAACGTCTACGACAGCAAAGCCTTTGCAGTCTGCGGCTGTCGTCTCAATTGTGTATGGCATAGGTCTATTCTTTCACACTACATTTAATTTACTACGCCAGTTGGCATAAAGTTTTGTGCAAGTCTTGAATCAGGCTCTAGCAACGAGATAGAACAACGACACTGTATATGTGCTGGAGGATTGAAGACACCGTTCGGATATGACTGATTCCACTGTACTGACATACCGTTCATAGGCGCACAGATAGTACAAGTGCGTTCATCGGTAGAAGTGCTCCAACGTTTTACAGACATTGGATGCGCCCAACCCTGCTCTACCATCTGTTCAAAACCAAGAAAACGACCTTGACCTTCTGCTACTAATATCTCATTACGAGCAATGACCTTGC